TCGTGACGAAGTTCGTGATGCTGTAATGCAAGCGGCCAGTGCCGCAGGTGCAGGTAATGTTCCAGCTAACATTCAAAGAATGATTAAGGAATTTACTGAGCCTAAAATGAACTGGCGTGAAATATTGCGCCAACAAATCCAAAGTACTATTCGTAACGACTTTACATTTGCTCGACCTAGCCGTAAAGGTTGGCATACTGGTGCAATTTTACCAGGTATGAATTTTGAAGAAACTATTGACATCTGTATTGGCATTGACATGTCAGGTTCAATCGGAGACGAACAAGCCAAAGACTTCTTAAGTGAAATCAAAGGCATTATGCAAGAGTACAAAGACTTTAAAATTAAATTGTGGTGCTTTGATACTAGTGTATATAACGAAGCTGACTTTGATGGCTACTCAATGGACGAGTTTGACGAGTATGAGCCAATGGGCGGTGGCGGTACAGACTTTGATGCCAATTACAACTACATGAAAGAAAATGATATTCAGCCTAAGAAGTTTATCATGTTCACAGACGGTTACCCATATGGTTCGTGGGGAGATGAGAACTACTGTGATACAGTGTTCATTATCCACGGCAATGACAAAATTGTTCCACCATGGGGACAGTTTGGATATTATGAGCAGAACGGTGCAATTAGAGACTGATGCATTTAGTGCCGGCCAAGTTGAAAGTAAGATCTGGGCGGCAGAAGAATTAGAACGTGTAGCGGCCCATACTCATATTCTTAGGATTTCAATCTTAGGAGGATGGTATGGGCTTCTTCATTTCATTCTTAAAGTGCGTGGCAGACAAATGATTGAATGGTGTAAAAGCTACGACTTAGACCCATCAGCATGTACTGGTGCCAATGTTGTCAACAACACTTGGGAAATGAAAGAATGGGCGTTTAAAAGTTATCCTCAAGATGCCAATTTGATTACTTACGAAGACGAAACTAATTGTGTTATAAACACTTCAACAGAACATTTTAGTAATCAGCAGTGGTTTAATAACATACATGAAGGTATGTTATGCTTACTTCAAGGCAACGATTTAGACATTGAAGATCATATAAGCCGACCTAATAATTTAGAACACTTTAAACAAATGTATCCTTTAAGTATTATTTTATTTGAAGGCGAAAAAAAATTTGATAACTACACACGTTATATGATAATAGGTCACAAGTAATGGCAATAAAAAACGGAAAACCAAACCCTTTAAATTATTTTGATTTGCGCAGAGTAGATTTTCCTGCCAAGCATTTTCATTATACACATACACACCGCTATTCACCTATGATTGTTAAACAGCTAAATCAATGGATTTATGCCAATTTAAATAGTCGCTATTACATAGGTCAAAGCATAGAATTAGACCAAGTAACTAATTCTGCTATCTATGTTACTCGAATAGGATTTGAGCAAGAAAAAGAACTTAGCTTCTTCAAGATTGCCTGTCCAGAAATTTAATATAGCTAATTAAGTATGTACTTTATGTACTAAGGAGAAAACATGACTGATAATGTAGACAACCAAGAATTACAACAAAATTCCGCACCCGAAGCACCTGCACAAGAAGGTGCAGATCTTAACATCAACGATTTAAATGCAATGAAATTGATCATTGATGTTGCCAGTGCCCGCGGAGCATTTAAACCAAACGAAATGGTAATGGTCGGACAAACTTATACCAAACTATCGAACTTTTTAGATACAGTAGCAAAATCCTCAGCGGCGCAAAAACCAGCGCCAGCAGGAGTCTAACATGGCTGATTTAAAACACGTAGGTAGATTAGTTGCTACCAATAAAAAATGCATTGTGGCATATCGTACCCTTCCAGGTGACGCATATAATTGCTTGATCATTCCTACTGAGAATTTACGCGATGATCAACATGATGCATTGATTAACCTAGTTAGTAGCTCAAGCGGACAAGACTGTTACGAGTTTGCCGAAGTATTGGCACGTAGCCGTTTTCCAGACGGAAGCACTATGTTAGCAAATCTTCACGTAGAAGGTAGACTAATCAAAGTGCCAACAACCGCAGTTGAAATGATTCCAAACACTCAAGCTAAAATATCATTAGCTGAGTTAAATCAAATCATTGCTGAACAGCGTGGTGTTAGTGTTAGTGACTTGGCCGTTGGTCCGGATAATAAAGCCGATCCATTAAAAGACGGAACTGTGGAAGTTCAAGAAATTACTCGCGAAGTTAAAGACATTAGCCCGCCGCAAGGAATGGAAAACTTAACTTCTGAAGAAAGAGCATCTAAGCTTCGTAGCGAAGCTGATCGTCTTTATAAAGAAGCAGCCAAATTACGCAAAGAAGCCGAAGAACTTGCACCTACCAAAAAGAAGGTTAAAGAAGAAGCGTGACAACTCCTGGGAAGTCTCTTCCCAAGGAAGTTATTGAAATTTGGCCTGAAGTATTCAGTGAGATCAAACTCAATGTAGTACCTCTTAGGTATTTGCATGCCATACTTGTAACTTTCAAAGACGGAAAAGTTTGGGAGATAAAAATGGACCAGCAAGGTCGCAAGCCTAACTGGGATGAACTTGAAAAAAATATTCAAGAAATGTTTCGCACCTACGAAGACAAAATTGAAAATATTGATTTTAGATTAGACACAGATAAAGTTAAAAAAGATGTTATTAAAGCATCTCAAAAATTTTTGAAAAAGAAACAGTTATAAATATATGAATGTCAAGCTCTTATCCTATTCACAACCTACCAAGGAATTTGCAGACCTCGGAATTGCAGATGCGCAAGAGCTCATTGCCTACTGTGCCCGAGTCTCAAACCCAAGTAATCAACTCAACACCGATACTTCAGAAAAACTTATCAAGTATCTCATTAGACATCAGCACTGGAGTCCTCTTGAAATGGTCTCAGCTTGCTTGGAAATTACGACAACACGAGATATTGCAAGGCAGATCTTACGCCACAGAAGTTTTAGTTTCCAAGAGTTCAGTCAAAGATATGCTGACCCTACAAAGGATCTTAACTTTGTTACCCGAGAAGCCCGATTACAAGACACATCAAATCGACAAAATAGCGTAGAAGTTGACGATCAGCTGTTACAAAACGAATGGTATCGAGCTCAACAAAGAGTTATCTATGCCGCAAAACGCGAGTATGAATGGGCTATTGCCAATGGCATTGCAAAAGAACAAGCCCGTGCAGTATTACCCGAAGGGCTTATTGAAAGCCGTTTATATATGAATGGCACACTACGCAGTTGGATTCACTTTATTGAATTACGTAGTGCTAATGGCACACAGAAAGAACATAGAGAAGTAGCCATTGCTTGTGCAAAAGTTATTGCTGAAATATTCCCAATGACTACTGAGCTTGTAAACGATTAAATTCACTTTCTAACCAAAGAAAGTTATTCACCTTAGCAAGATTTACGGCATTTCCTTTATTGGCAATGCCGTATTCTTTTCCATAGTTTGCTCCGGCTAATACATATTCTGCAAACTCTCCTCGAGCAACTGTACACCACGTATTAAGTCTTTGTGCTGTTTCTTCTTCTACTTGGCGATCAATCACTTTACTAGATAATTTAACACACTCTCTAAACGCACTACGCCATGCGTTTAATGGTGATGTAGCAAAATTATTATAATTGCTAATAGTATCCATAACTTTAATATTTTTACTAATCCTAGTAGTAATATCAATAGACATTCTGCTTAATTCTAAAGTCAAATGCCTAGGCAATAATTTAACTCCGCCATTGCCGTAAACAAGATCATTGATTCTATTTTGACTTTGCCAAATATGCACTACATCAAAGTCCCAGTTAGGTACTTCGTAATCAAAATTAAAATCATCTGTTAGTTCAGCATCTGCATCAACTACCCATAAAAAATCTGTGCTAGATTCTAAAGCGGCGTGTTTGTGTGCTTTATGTATACCCGATACACCTCTTATTCTTTTTGCATAAGGATGTTTTTTTAATAAATTTTGATAATTTTTTTCAGCATACGGTTCTCCATAGCTTAAAAAGAATACGTCATATATTTTTTTATAAAAAATTCCAAACTCTACAAATTTAACATTGTTAAAAAAATTCTTTTCAAACTGGTCGTCTGTATAGTTATGAGCTTTTGGTATTAGAAACAAATTGTCATAGTCTATTAGTTGATGATGCACGTATTCCGAATCCCACTGAGGAATTTGGAATTTAAGAATATCTCGACTAATTCCGATATGCGCTGGCAAAAACCAAAACATTTTTGTGTTTATTTTACTGGCTAATTTTTTAGAATAGATAACATAATTAAAATTCTCACCTACTTGTATTAAATGAGCATTAGGATAAGTTTTCTTTAACCAGTCTAACTTATACTGAGGGTAATTTTCTTGATAGTGAAAAACAATATCGTACATTATTCTTTATCCAATACATTAAAACGTGTTTGGTCGATGTGGACTGTTTTAAAAAATTTACTGGCTTCTTTGTCAAGAATACTAATAGGTAAATTTAACTTAGATTTAAGTTCTATACCAAGTGCTTGAGCTTGTTCGTATGCTTCTTCTTCTGTCTTAGGTGAACATTCTTTCCACAACTCGCCCAGATAATCAAAATCTCTTACATTAACGTAATTCCATTTTTCATCAAAATTTGTTAACCAACAGCCTAGTCTAGCACCATAGATTGCCCATATGCCATTAGGACTATCAAGCCCAACATTCATCCAAGTTAATAAACGATGCATATTTTTCCAATGAATGCTTTTTAAAAACTTATCATTTTCTACAGGTACTCCGCGATCTAAACTCATCTTAACACCTTCACGGAATCCTGCCCGCCATGCTTGTAAAGGACTTGCATTATTATAGACATCACTGAAGCAGGCATTCATTTGTATGTACTCGGCATCCCAACAAAAATCTACTTGAGCATTGGGATTATCGGCGGGTGCGTTTTCATGCGTTTTCATGTTAAGAACATATTCTTTTGGCCATAATTTTAATCCGCCATTGCCGTACATAAGTCCGTTAATAACATTATAACCAGTCCAACTAATCACACACTTAGATAAATCTTTATTGCTTTCAAAGTCTAATTCTTGATTAAAAAATTCAGGTCGAACAATGTTGTCACCGTCTACTGTAATAAATCGATCAGTTTCGCTAATTTTAGCGCAGGCTTTATGTGCCGCATCACTGCCTTTTACTCCATGAACTCTTTTAGCCCACGGAGCTTTATTGCACAAGTCTGCATAATTTTTTTCAGCATTAGGTTCGTCATAGCTGAGATAAACAATATCAAAATCAATAATTTTAAACTTTTGACTCATAGACATTCCTTAAAGCATAACTGTCAAAAAACTTAACAGTTGATAACATAATTTTGTTTGGTAGTGTTTCTATTGTTAATTCGTGTGGCACTAGTACTGTTTCTTTATTAATAATATCATTTAAATCGATCGTTATTGATCTAAATAAAAAGTTTTTATTAGATGAACTAGTAACAAACAACGTCATTTTGTAGTTGACAATATTTTCTTTTAACCTATCTCTTTCTTCTGTTTTTAAACTTAATTTCCATTGACCATTTAATATATCGTTTTCAATGATCATAGATGCATCTGCGTTAGACACACCAATATTAACTAACATTGAAGCTTTTAAATCTTGATTAATAATCTTTGATACTATTTCAAATTGATTACTTGCATTTAAAAAAATCTTGTAATTATTAAAATTGTCTTTGCCAGCTAAAAAGTTTTCAACTTTTTTAGAATCTGTTTCAAAAAAATCTGTAAAGTCTGTTCTACTTTCATTTGTGATTGCCAAAATATTTTTTGTATTTCTATCAAAATACACCTTGATATTTTTAGGTGGCGGTGCAAAAGAAAACTTTTCCAAAAGTTCAGGAGTCATATCATTGATAATTTCACTTGACATTTATTCCTCCCAACATGGTTACTGTTTCGTCTGTTAAAAACTTATCTTCTGTATAGTGAAAAATTTCATGTTGTTTAAATTGATTAATAAACAAATTTTTACTATCGTTAAAAAAATAATCTGCCGAATTAATCCAAGATGCTGGTGCTGGGCGCCAACCTTGCAAATTAGGTTTCATATGTGTAAATGTAAAATGTAAATTTTTATTAGTTACTTCTTGCTCAGCATCTAATATTTTAAGAGCAACAGCGGCACTTACATCCATACTCAACCAAGTTTGTCTGCTATTAGGAGTAATTTTTTCGTATACTTGTTTCCAATTTTTAACAACAAACTCTAATACTTTATAAAATTCATAAGACTTAGGTGTTTTCTTAAAATAGTGTAGAGCAAAATACACATTTGGCAATTGATTGTCTATAAATGTTTTTCTATTGACAGTATCAACAATTGATCTTCCTTTGTAGTCAACTACTTCACTTGCAAAGAATACATCGTAATTATTTAAGTAAGGCCATTTGTCTTCTATATTTTTAAAAAATAGCATATCACTATCAAGTACAATAGTTTCATCATATGGACTTGCGTGAATTAATTTCCATCTGTTTTCAACTTTCCAAGCAGATAGTTTTGCACTATCGCTCCATGGGATTCCGATAACATTATCAAACACCAATTTGTATTCTTCTGGTATAGTATCGTTTGTGACAATACTTACAGAATTTATATTAGGCTGAGTATTCTTAATACTCAATGCTAGTGCATAGGCTTGTCGAACGTAGTTGATGCCTTCACTATTTTGTGCTAAAATTAAGTAACCTTTAGAGCTCATCAACAAACCTCGATAAACTATATTTGTTCATAACATGCACATCTAGATTGTTAGTATTCATTGCAGTATATTCACCAGTGTGATTTTCTTTTTCTACTAAAAATGTCATGCTAGTATCTTTGGCGGCAAGTAGTATGTCCCTATCTAATGTGTAAAATAACTTTCCTGGGAGGTATGATATAAATTCGCTATCAACTGAATCATTCATTATATGTACTGCAATACTAAAAGCAAAATCATTTCTAAAAGCAGGACTATCGATAGAATATAACATTCTATAATATTGCCAATTTAATCTTATATATTGTACTAATTTAAAAAATGAATTAGTTACCGATGTCTTTTGAAAATAGAAAACAGTGGCCCAGTAAAATGGCACGCTGTAACTGTTTAGATAATCATAATATGTAGTGTCACGCCATCCAGCAAGATCAAAACTTGTTCTAAACATCATTAGATCGTTTGGTGAAGACCAAACTTTAGATAGTTGATCAGAATTAATTATATAATCAGCATCAATAACAATAGTTTCATCGTAGGGTGTAATGTCAAAGCAATCTGATCTAGAAAAGTTTTTCCACTGCAACACCTTAGATGATAATGCTCCATCAAAGAACATTTTGTTCTGCGCAAAACTAGTGTATACATCAATAACTTTGTCAAAGATGCTTGCCTGTTCAGGATATTTGTTAAACAAATATTCTTTATTGTCAGTCACTAGGCTAACTGGAACATTTAAGAATTTTTTTACTCGTTCAGCCGCAAAGATTGCTATCTTGATATAATCAATGTCTGCATTGTTTTGAGCAAAGATCAAGACACCTTTGCTCATAGTTTGATTAGATCCTCAATTTTTCTCTTTGATCGAATATTTGAATAGACTGCAAAATACTCGTTGGCCACACGATAGTACTGATCAATGATGTTTGTTAAAAACAGATTTAGATCTTCGATACTGACCGGAATGCCGTTGTCGTCAATGACTACTACATTCTTAGTGTAGTTTAGATCGACCATTGATTTAACAAATGCTATTAATTCTTTGGTGATTAAAAAACTTGATCCGTTGGTATAGTATATTAAATTTTGTTCAAACTCTTCAAACGCCGAACGACGTTGATTGGCAAGTGTTGCCATTAAATTGGCTGTTTGAAAAGCCTTTTCTAGTTTATTATCCATGTGAACTCCTACTGACAGTATAGCACAATTATAGTTATGCTGTCAAGTAGAAGTTAGATTAAAAACCGGTTTGTGAGGATGTGGGTGCGGAAATTGAAACGTATGAGCCAGTAGCTCTAAACATTTGGACTGTGTTGGATAATGTACCGTCTACACTCTCGTCTTGGCGGTATCCGCCCGGAGATGTATCGCCTCGATAGTCACCTTGAGCATCGTAAAAACCAACATCATAGTCATAGTATGCGGTTGTTAGGATAAGTTGACTGGCTGCCGGATTAGTTTTGGCAAATATTCTATAATAGTTTGGTGAATAAGCACCAGACGGTGCTGGTTGATTAAAAATTTCTTGATCAATAGTGCTAAGACTGTACCAGCCAACGTTAGAAGGATTACCCGTACCAGATGTTGTTGTAGTAGTATAATTCATTGTGACTACACCGGCTGTACTTAACATTGTAGACCAAGTATTTGTTTTGCTTGATCCTGATCCGCCATCTAAAGCAGAACTGATCTGAAAGTTGCCGCCGCTATTAAAGAAAAAGCGAGCATTATCTGCACTACCAAAATTAATAGTAACTACGTTAGTACGTGTACCATTCCATGCATTGCTGTTGCTGTATGGAGATATAACGTTTTCAACTGTTCCCATTGTGCTATAATTTGTAGTTAATTTGTTTGCAATGATTAGATCAGCAAAATCGTTATATGAAACTTCAATGCTGTTTGATGCCACAGTCTCGCCGGCTACGATTGTAGCAATCTGATCGCTCATATCAAAACCTGTTTGGTGTGTTCTAGCTCTGATAATGTCATATCTAAGCGCAGTCCACTGACTGGCTCGGATAGGATCACCGACTGCAACTTGCGCACTTGCTAAAGTTTGTCCGTAACCGCTGGTTCCCGATCCGGTACCTAGTATTCCAGCTACTTTAGATTGAATACCGTTATAGTCTGCGGCTAATATTAATGTACCTTGACCTGCCATGTTACGCCCTTATAGTATTACTGCTTCAATTAATTTAACGCCAATATCATCGCTAGATTCTAATGCAATAGCAAATACATCATTAGAATTTGAAGCTCCTACTGACGCTGTTCCATTGTCGGATGCAACCAAACGCTGGCCTTTACGAACTGCGCCGGTTACTTTAACTGGGACTCGACCTTTTAGTGCAATATATGTGCCGCCTTCTAATTCGCTATTCATCATATAAGCTGGTTTAGCTGAAACTGCGCCAAGTGCTCTGTTACCGTGTGTACAAGCAGTAACTTCTTTTTCACCACCAACTGCTACTACTGTACCAATTTCATAGTCTGCATCAGCTAGATATTTCTCTGCCAAGTCAGCGTAGAATGATTGACTTGCAATACCACGGAAGTGTGCGGCATACAAGTCGCCGGCATTGTCTCTTGCGGCAATAGTATTTGCTGTTTGAGCAATATCTGCTTGAAGATAATCTGTTCCAACCTTTAATGAGTTGGCTTTTGTTGCTGTACCGGTTAATAGTGTAGCATAAACGTTTGCCCAAACTTTAGTAGATGAGCCTAAACTGCTGGTATTTGTAAGACCTGGTAGTAGATCAGCACCTTTAATAGTCATTGGGTTTACTGTACTGTTAGAAACACGAGTTCTAAAAGTAATAGAATCACCTAAAATGTTCTCAACTACTGGCAAGTTACCAGATTCAATACTAACTTTAAACTGGGGAGTGTTACCTACTGTATAACCTAAGTCACTAAATGAAACTAATGTATTAAAACTAGCATTACCTGATCTTACATAGTCAGCGGCCAAGTATCCGCCTAGTCTTTCTGCATTGGTTGCAGTACCATAAAATCTTTGTAGGCCGCTAGTAACACCATTTGATCCGTCTTGTGTATACACTAAAGTTATACCACGACGAATAACGTCAAAACCTGTGATTAAATTACTGCTACCAAGAGTAAAATCCAAGTCCCAGTTAATAATAAATGTAGTATGGCCGTTAACGATAGCTTCAATAATAGCATGTGGGTTGCCGTCAGTGTCTAAAACACTACGTGAACGCATTTCTGTGATTTGAGCGTTAGGAGCTGCCTGGGGTCCAATTAAGGTAAAGTCAGTACCGTTCCATGCGTATAGCTGATCAGTACTAGTGTTAAACCAAAAATCACCAACAGTTAAACCTGTAGGTGCAGTATTTGCAATCTCAGCACCACCTGTTGTACGCCATTTACCAGTTAGTGCATCACCGTCAAAAAACTTTAACTTTTTTGATCCGCTATCAAACCAGATTTGACCGCTCAATGGCTTGTTTGGACTGTTGCTACTAGAAAAATTCTCTAATAGATATAAAAAATTCTCGTTCTGAATTTCACCGTAACCGGCATAATTTTTACCAATAATTTTTAGACTAGTGCTTTGATCAATAGTACCGTCTGCTACGGTCGCTAGCGGCGTTCCACTGTATCTAGTTATGCTATAAGGCATTCTTTAACCCCTTGTTCTTAATATTTATACTTTTACACGCTACTTGCTTGTGGGTAGGTAGGTTGTAATTCCCAGATTTGGCTGGCATTAACTGCATATATTCTAATTGTTCTAGTAACAGAAACTGTAGCATTACCTGGATTCAATGCACTTGCATTTGTAAGTGTTGAAATAACTTGCTGATTACTACCGCTAACAAAGCTAGATGTATTTTTATCCACAAATACGTTAGAAACTAAAAGATTTGGACTACCAGTACTTGATATTGTAATTGGAATTGAACTGTAATTCACTGTGGTAAACTGACAATGAACACGGCAAATAGTTCCTGTTAGGTACTCACCGGCTGGATATATTTCTTGTATTAGTGTAATAACTTGTGCATCAGTTAATGTGCCGCCGGATGCGTTATTTAGACTAATTACCATTCCTAATGGTTTAGAAGCTATAGAATTATCTACATAATTTTTGTTGGCAGCATCGGTACCCGATACTGGTGTTGCTAAATTAATAATTTTACTGTTAACAACATCAACTGATGCATTGCCTGCCGGGTCAATTAAAATATTACCAGGTCCTGAAATAGTGTTAGATGATAAAGTTAATCCGCCAGAGGTAATAGTTGTTAGCGATCCAATACTAGTTAGATTAGGAGCACTAGTTACTGTTGGCAATGTTGTACCTGTCAGTACTGTTACTCCGTTAATCTTATAAGTTTTTCCGCTGGCTAAGTCAATATTTTCTGAACTGGTCCATGATCCAGTACTACTTGACCAGTTTAATGTCTTATCAGTTGTGCCTTTTAGAGTAAGGCCGCCTCCATTGGCTGTAGTATCTGAAGGATTGTTTGTTGATGCTAGTTCAATGTTTTTATCATCAATTTGAATTATTGTAGAGTTGATGTTAGTAGTTGTACCAAATACAGTCAAGTTGCCTTGAACAATAGTATCACCATTGACCTCTAATGTAGCCTGAGGTGATGCTGTTAAAATACCAACTCTTGGATCAACAGTTGCAGTAATATTACCATTGATTAAAATACTAGTAGTTAAAGTAGATGCAAAAGATACCGATGTGGTCGTACAAGCAGTAACTACATAGGTATTGTTATATGACACAGGAGCCATACCTGCAACAGTGATAGCTGAATTAATTGGAAAAGGCGGAACTGACTGCTGTCCAAATGTTAATGTTACATAAGTGCCATTACCGCTACCACCAGTTACAGGAATTGTTACTGTTCCAGGATTGAAAATTGATAAACCTGTTAGTCCGTTAACTGTTTTTACTTTGAAGTTAAAACTTTGATTAATGTTATTTGCAATTATGTTAAAATTACTAGTGTCAATTCGGACATCGTTATTTTGTGCAGGACCTAAAATCAAAGGAACACTATTTTCAATAGTTTGTGTTCCAAGGCCTGTATTATCTGTGTCAACATTAAAAAATGCATCTGTACCTTTTAGGTTACCATTGTTATCTTTTAGGTATGTAGCGGACTCAACTGGTGCATTAAAAACTAAGCCAGGAGTAGTACCAATGTTAAAACCTGCTTGAATACTACCACTAAATTGTGTGCCAGGTAGTTGACCTTCTAAAGGAGTGAATGAATCTTTACTAAAAAGTCCAATGATCACATTGGCCACATACATTAAAACTACCACATGAGATTTGTTTAAAGTATCTAAAATTGTAGTAACATTAAATCCACTAACCCCTTGGTCTGCTGTATACTGAGGTCCGGCTAAAAACCAAACTGTACCATCATAAAAATATAGTTGTTCACGTTTTGAATCAATCCATAAATCACCTTGAACTGGATTGCTTGGTAAATTTGCTTGGACGATAGTACCACCGGATACTTTAAATCCGTTACCATCATATATTTTTAAACGAGCATCAGTTACATCATACCATAATTGTCCAGTAATAGGATGATTAGGTTGTGTTGCGCTGGCAAAGTTTTCTAGTAAGTGAACAAAATTTTCATTAAATGATTCACCGTATGAACTGGCGTTTTTACCAACCAATGTTAAATCAGTCGATGATACATCAATAGTTCCATCAATAACTTCTGTTAATACCGTTCCGTCTGTTTTGTTTATAATATAGCTCATGATGTTACACCAGTATAGATAATATAGTTAATAGTTGCATACGGATTCATTACATTAAACGCAGAACCTAATTGTGTACCCAATGGAACTTGTATGCCTCCACTGTCTGTTAAGTATTGTCCTTGTCCTGGAGCTGTGGCACCAAATCCACTAATAGCATTAGTATCTGGCGGTGCGCCAGATACGTTTCGCATAGCATAATATTGATTACCAGTACTACTGCCAACTTTGCCCTTTAACGTATGAACGTGTTCTGGAATATTAGTAATATCTAAAGAAGTTGTTTCGCCACCTGAACCGGTGCCCATAGTCTTGGCACTCATATCTGTGACTCTGTCGGCTTGGCCGCCGCCTGCGTTAATAGAGATTGGATTGTTTCCTGCACCACTTTCTTTACTGTATACAGTATTTCCGTTATCCATATCGTCCCTACCTAGAGCAAATCTTCCTCTTAGGTCTGGTAGTGCAAATGTTCCGTAACCAATCAGCAAACTGATATCTTTATATGTATATCCTATCACACCAAACAACGCGGCATACTTAGAAATAGTAACTTCTCCGCCATCACATAGCAACCATCCTTTTGGTGCTATGATACCAGCATAAGGCATTATTGCGCCAAGTGGCACTGTGGCCGCTGTGCTAAAGAATGTTGACTTGGCTATTTTTCTTAGACCAACATTTGGTCTATACATGATGAATACATCGCTATCGTTGCTATCACCAACTAAAGTCTTTGAAGTAATAAAGTCTTGGCTTAGAACTGTGTTAAATGTTGCAGTTCCAGTGGCAGTAACTCCATTAAATGGTAACGGTACTGTGGTCAACACATCGCCAGTCATTACAAAGTTTGTTGTAGAACTTAAACTTGCGGCGCTACCAGCAACTGTACCATCTGCTAAACTACCTGTAAAGGCTCCGCTAAAGTTTCCGTAATATGTTGTAGCATACACATCTTTAAACGGTCTTGTAGGAGTACCAATATCATATAGGCCGGCTGCGGCATCTGAATTAGGAAGAATGGCTGCGGCAGTAATTGGATCTCCATTAGCGTCTTTGTAATCAACATATATCTGGCCGCTAACTACTGTATCATCGCCTACTAATAATTTCTTAGTAATTGCCGCGCCGCCTTTGAATATTACACTAGCCGCATTTAATGTTGTGGCATCTGTAGTTCCAGTTATTGTTAGACCAGTATCTGATGCTATTGCTCCGGCAACATCTAATGCCACAGCTGGGTTAGTTTTATTAATACCAACATTTTTTGAACTGTCAATACGAACAACTGTTGAAACAGTTCCTTGAGTATTAACTTTAAAGTCAATACTTGATCCAGGATTTTTATTACGGATTACAGATACACCGCTTTCAGTAGTTAACGCAAAACTTAAATCTCCACCAACAGTTAATCCGCCATCATTGCGAATGTTTAATTGATAGTTTGTTGTACTGGCTTGGTCACTGCGCAAAAAGTTTAAAGCATCAACTGTAATATTGTTAATAACTAGAGCTTGTGCTTTTTCTGCTGTACCATAGTATTTGTAATCCCCTAAAGAATTAAGATTAAAACCTTTCTTAATTGTAGTGAATCCAGGAATTTGTCCTTTTGGTGTAAATGCATCTTTAGCTAGAATTGCTGTACGTTCATCGTTTACCCAAAATGTAATAACAGAATTTGATTGATCTAATAAGTCAACAATGATTTCTATCTGGGGTCCGGTCTTTGCACCAGCACTAAATGAAGGACCAACTAAGATCCAACTAGATCCGTTATATAAAAATAATTGTTGATGTGTAGTATCTACCCACAAGTCACCTTTGATTGCATTTCCAACTGAGGGACTTTGATCAGATTTTTTAACACCGCCGGTGCTGGCCCAAGACACGCCATCCCACACTTTAAGTTGGTTAACGCTGGCACTGTTGTCAAACCATATTTGTCCTTGAACTGGAGTACTTGGAGCAGATGCATTGGCAAAATTTTCTAATAGATGTAAAAAGTTTTCTGCAATAACTTGTGCATAACCTGCATAATTTTTACCAACAAATGTAACACTAGTCTGACCATTTAGCGTTTGATCGTCAACCGTGATAGTTGCTTTTGATGGATTATTAGTTTCTGTAAATCTAACTTGATAACTCATCTTATACTCCTGCCATGCCGGTTAATGTTTGAATCCTAACTGTATAATCAATTTGAATCAATCTGTTCAAAGATTTTTGTACAGGATGAAAGATAACGTGGGTCAATAATAAAGGACTACCAGTTAAACTATAACTAGTTAACCCTAATTCATCAAATACATAAGAATCGCTATTATTATTTGAATTGTCAAATGCTAATTGATCAGCAGGCTCGCCGTAGTCTAATAGACAGGTAACAAATACGTCAGTATAATTTGTACCTGTTACGTGTCGAGTTTCAATAAAGTTTCTAGTAGGATCAGTATTCACACTACTTTGATCATCTACTACTTTAGAATATGTTTTATTGTAAAGACTGGCGTTTGATCCTGTTGAATTAGGAGAGAGATATGTAATAATTCCTGTAGGATCAACTGTGGTGCCGCCGTTGCCAAACGCCATTTGATAAATGAAGCCTTGCCCGCTATCGGCAATACTTTGCGCTAGGGCAATACTCATGTTTTCATAGTGAATAGCGTTACGTTTATTCACGTAAATTTCTTTTGATTCAGGGTCATAAATTTTAATATGTCCCTCAACATGAACGCCGGAAAAGTCTTTACTCTGCATTTTGATCTCTCTTAATAGTGTATTTATTATGAATAATTATCTGCTAACTTAATGTAAGTTTTCCCACGCAGTACCAGTGTAAACTTGCAATTTTGTAGCAGTTGTATTCCAAACTACTGTACCTGCAACAGCATTTAAACCGTCACGCTGGGTAGCTGTGTACTGAGGGAAAACGTTACGACTTGGGATAACTTCCCAAGATGCTGTAATACCGTTAGTTTTTAAATATTTTCCAGTATTGCCAGTTAATGTGGGCAATCCTAGAGGAAAGTTAAGTACTTGCCAGCTAACATTTGTGCCGTCTGTGGCCAAATATTTTCCAGCATTGCCAGTTTGATTAGGCAGTGTAGATTGTAGTGCGCTGATCACTCCATGTTCGTCAACTGTTAAATTTGCGCCAACTTTTACTACGCCAGCAACATTTGTAGTTGCAATTGGTAAAAGCGTTGTTCGCAAATCTGATAACGCTAACAAATTTGTTTCAATATCGCTAACAATCAATACCGATGTTGTGTCGGCGGCAGTTGTTACTACCGGTAAATCTTTAAGTCTTTTTGCCATTTATAGCTCCAATATATTTCCATCGTTATCGGTTAACGGTTGACCATTTATATCTGTAATAGAATCTAATAAATCTAAATCAGCTAAAATAAATTTACTCACTGCGTTCTTAGATCCAGCTAGAGAACTACCCTGGTCTTCCCACAGTTTTCCAGTTTTCTTAATTACAGTAAATTTAGTACCTTGTGACAACACATTGGTTAGTCTAACTTCGTTTACCGGATTATCTTTAGTGCCTCTTACAGAAAAATCAGCTTCAATCAGCACATCGCCTTCAGGGCTTTCATAGTGTTTATTTACATTATGTACTGAATATGGTTGTTTCTTTAATCTAATGTTAGGCACAAATAATTTCCATTTTGAGTTATCTACACTATTAGGATCGTAATCAGCATAGAAAGATGTGCCGCTAGTGTGTGCAATAATACATCTAAATGTATATGTACCAAACATAACTAAATCGCCAATCACATAGCTAATATTAGCTGACCAATCTCCTAATATATCATAACCGCCAACAAAAACATCTAGCTCGTTTGATTGGCCATAATCTGCTGGAATAGTATTTTTATACCATGTTGGAGAAATAGTTGCTGGATCAGCAAAAGTTTTTATGTTTGTCAAAGCATACACTTTATTTGTGCCATCACTAGTTAACTGTTCAACAACAATATTATCTTTGTAAGGAATCGTTTCTGTTGCACCAATATCTTGAACTTTAGTGCCTGCTGGGTAAACTGATTTAACGCCAGTTCCTAGCGTTCCTCTGCGTAATTGACTTAGCACATTACCAATTTTAGTAAAATACTCAATACGTTCACCGTTAATATAGATTATACCTGGTTGATTTGTTTGTCCGCTAGGAGTGTTTAATACTCGATCATCTTCAACTATAATTTCAATATCATTATAGTGCAAATCTTGCATTAACATTGTTTCACGGAAACGACTTAGTCGTTTGTAATGATCACGATTTAGCATATCTTTAAATTGCATAAAGCTAAACGCACTACGAACAACATTACTACCAAATGTCATAATAGTAAATTTATCACCGTTTACT